TCTCGATACATTCAAGCGAGATGTTAATGAGCTTACACCTGATGTATGGAGGCAAGATTGGTCGGGTCTTAGAGCTACGATGTTGACACATGGCATTCGTAACTCGACACTAATGGCGCTAATGCCATCAGAGACGTCTTCACAGATCTCTGGTTCTACAAATGGTATCGAACCTCCTCGTTCTTTGATCTCTATCAAACAATCAAAGGATGGTGTGCTTAAGCAGGTCGTACCTTCAATACACCATTTGAAGAACAAGTATGAGCTACTATGGGATCAGAAGTCACCTGAAGGATATCTTAAGATCTGTGCCGTTCTGCAGAAACATATCGACCAGGCGATCTCAGTCAATACATCCTACAATCCCAATTTCTATGAGGATGGAAAGATTCCTATGTCTGAAATGCTCAAGCATCTTCTAATGCACTATAAGTATGGAGGTAAGACACTCTACTACTTTAACACATTTGATGGTGCAGGTGAGATTGAAGATGAACCACTTGCACCTGGTCAAACAGATGACGAGGATTGCGATTCGTGCAAGATCTAGCTACTACAGCTCACACATTTAATCCTAACCCATACTGGGACAAACCATTAACGTTAAAACACGTTACGTGGGTTACACCCGATCTATTTGATCAGGATGGGTATGACCTATGTCATGTTGAAAAGTTGTATGCTGATCGTAACAATGTCCAGCTACATACAATCCGTGGCCATCGTACGGCTTTATATCAGGATTGGGTCGTCCAAGCGTACAAGAAACAAGGGGCTGTACTTAACCACGGTTATCTTTTTGAAAGAAAAGGATACACTGGAGAAGCAAGAAAGCAACTTGAACAATGGGCTGCTAAGGAGCCTGTGTTTTATAAAATGCTAAATATCAAACCCAAATGGGGTCTCGACTTTTCAATGGACTACTACGACTCTGATGGAAACACTTTTGAGGTGTTGCATTGGGAGTACGATGGGTTTGATCATGATGAAATTAATGAAATCAAGCAAAAGATGGATCCTATTCTCACGTCTATAGACTGGGACGATGCAGCCAAACAACTACTAAAGAAAAAGGATGAGTGGTATCCGCTTGACTATTTTGAGCAATCAGACTATAAATGTAGATACTTTGGTATTATAGAAGATAGATGGAAGATGGTAGTATGGGAGTGAAGTATATACATGTCAATCAACATAAAATCCGTGCAAACAAAAAGAATGGAACGAATGAACCGGTCATTACTGTCAAGGAAGGTAAGACCAACACTTACGGTCATGAGGTTTCTATTCTGGGACCTTCCACTGTGGTTTATGGAGGAAATGATAAACCATTACTCTCGTGTGGTGCGAGAGTCGTTATCAAAACTGAAGCAGAGGTTCTAATTAAATGAGCGTATTCGTTAGCGACAAAAACGATGCTACGATTGAAACATGCTTCTTTGGAAAGCCGGTCAACATTGCTCGTTACGACAAGCAACGCTATCCTATTTTTGAAAAGCTGACAGACAAACAACTCGGCTTCTTCTGGCGGCCAGAAGAGGTTGATTTGTCTCGTGATGGGAAAGACTTTAAAGGTCTTAATGAACATGAGCAACACATCTTTACATCAAATCTTAAACGGCAAATACTTTTGGACTCTGTACAGGGACGAGCTCCCACCATGGCTTTCGTCCCTATATGTTCATTGCCTGAATTGGAAACCTGGATCCAGACTTGGGCGTTTTCTGAGACTATTCATTCCCGTTCGTATACACATATTATACGAAACGTGTATAGTGATCCCTCGAAGGTTTTTGACGAGATGCTTGACATCGAGGAGATCGTAGACTGTGCCGATAGCATTAGTAAGTATTATGATAAGCTAATCCGTCTGAACGACTCTCACCAGAGATATGGTGAATATGTCCATAAAAAGGCACTATGGATGTGCCTCAATGCCGTCAATGCACTTGAAGGTGTTCGCTTCTACGTCTCTTTTGCATGCTCGTGGGCATTTGCAGAGGTAAAGAAGATGGAAGGCAATGCAAAGATCATTAAGTTGATTGCCCGTGATGAGAATGTTCACCTGGCTTCTACTCAAAATCTTCTCAAGATTCTTCCTAGAGAAGACAAGGACTTTGCAAAGATTCAAGAAGAGACAAGAGACGAATGCATTGCTCTATTCGAATCGGTTGTTGAACAAGAGAAGCAATGGGCTCGTTACCTTTTCAAAGACGGTTCGATGATTGGACTTAACGAAGAACTTCTTTGTCAGTACGTCGATCACATTGCAGCTAAGAGAATGGGTAACATTGGGCTTAATGGTAAGCCTGGTGCAAACCCGCTACCATGGACTCAGAAGTGGATCTCTGGCTCTGATGTACAAGTAGCACCGCAGGAAACAGAAATCACATCATACGTAATTGGTGGCGTGAAAAAAGATGTGAACGAAGATACGTTCAAGGGGTTCAGTCTGTGAAGGATTGGCAGTATTGTGAATCATGCGATAGTGAATTTAGAATAGACTCCAGCAATCTGGAGCAAAAACCCCAGTGGTGTCCGTTCTGTGGCGAAGAGCTAGAAGAAGACGAAGAACAGGACGATGACGAAGATGACTACTGGTACGATGAGTAGTCCTTGGTATTACGGTACAGATATTGTTGACGAACTTCCAGAAGACTGTGAGGCTTTTGTATATATAATCACCAACAAAATAAATGGTATGAAGTATATTGGTAAGAAGCTCGCAAAATTCAAACAAACCAGACCACCACTTAAAGGTAAGAAGAACAAAAGACGAACTACCGTTGAGAGTGATTGGAAGGAATATTGGGGCTCAAGTGATAGATTAAAAGAAGATGTCTCTACTTTTGGAGAAGATAATTTTGTTAGAGAGATACTTTATTATTGTCCAACAAGAGGAATAGCGAGCTATCTCGAAGCAAGAGAACAATTTGAAAGAAGAGTTCTCGAAGATGATAATTATTATAATGGCATCATTAACGTAAGAATAGGTAGTTCCCAAGTTCTTAAGGAACACCTTAGGAAAGGAACCCTATGAGTTGTCAAACAAACTTCTTGAGCACAAGCACCTGATCGTTAGAGCAGAGATAAACAACCCTCCTCACGATACCGAGCAAATTAAATTGTGGATGAGCGATCTCGTTCAAGCCATCGACATGAAGATCCTTATGGGTCCGTACGCTGTCTACTCGGATATGGTTGGTAACCAAGGTCTAACAGCCGTTACTATTATTGAAACCAGTCACATAGCTCTTCATGTGTGGGATGAGGTTCATCCAGCGCTGGCCCAACTTGACGTCTACACATGCTCTAAGTTAGATGTGGTGGACGTATTTAAAGCCATAGAGTGTTGGGAACCATCAAAAGTACAGTATAAGTATATTGATAGAGAACATAACTTGACATTAATTAATAGTGGTAGTATATAATAGAAAGAGGTGGTTATGCCATGGCCAGCAAAGAATAGACCTCGTAAAGGTCGTCGTAAAATTGGTTCGACAAAGCGCAAGGCACGCAGACTTCGTAATAGGAGAAAGTAATACATGGGTAAGAGAAAAAGTACTCGTACGAGTATGGCATCAAAAGGTGAGCGCCGTAACATCGTCAACGGTGTTAAAGAAATGCGCCGCGATAGATCGGCTTTTGAAAAGGAAGCGAATAAGCGTAAGGCATGGAAGAAGGGTCTCAACCCATGGATCACAGTTCCTGGTCCTTCAACAAATAAAAGGTTTGTTCGAGCTAAAGCTAATGATGTGTGGGGCGACCCAAGAAAAACAATGTCCGGTATCTATGGAAGGGGAGGTGGAGATGAGTAATGTTCTAATCTACACTAAAGACAATTGTCCATACTGTGATCGAGCTAAGAATTTGTTGCGCGCTAAAGGACAGACATATAAAGAAACGAATATAGGCAGGGACATTACACGAGAAGAGTTTATGAATACTTTTCCAGGTGTAATGACGGTACCCTATATTATTATTAATGGTGAAAGAGTAGGTGGATACGATGATCTTACAGAATGGTACAATGGAAATGGACAACGAGAATTTCTCAGCGAATAACTTTATTAAGGAAAAGCTACGCGAAAATATTCTTAGCGTAGTCTTTGTAAAGAAGGACGGAACAGAGCGTAGAATGAAGTGTACGCTCCGTGGAGACATGATTCCCGATCTACGGGAAACTACAGAAACATCTCAAAAACGAACACGTAGTGAAGAGAATCTCGCAGTGTGGGATCTC